GATCCAAGCGAAACCATAGGAGTGATCATGTTATCAGGGTTGTTAGGATTGAGTTTCATGTTGGATGCGAGAAAACAAACCTAGTGCAGTTAAGACTGGTTGTTTTCTCCTCTATTATTATAACGCATCCATATCTCTTTGTCTACCCCCTTGTGACGGTTTACTGTCTGTCTTCTTATTAATCTCTGTGTGCCACGGATGCTCGTATGTTTGATCTATCTTGGATACTGTTAGACTTGCTCCCTTGAAACTATTCATCTTCTTGATATTACCGAATGATAGTTCGATATCCTTGTCTGTCCATCCGAGATCAGATACTAGCTCCTTACGTATGAATATGTGTAATTCTCCTTCCACGTACTTAAAGTCAAAGTACTTCTGTATGTCTGGATTTAGTCCCATGGTTGTCTGTTGTCGTATTCACCCTCGGTATTTATAGTCATATTACCTGACACTATCACTCTGTTATGATTACACGATTGGGGTGGAACATAGTGTATATCATGTGCATCAAACACCACCAAATTACCCTTGAGTGGCTTATGCACTGCAAGAGGTGGCATCCAAGGATGCTCAGGGTCAGGAAAGACTAACGGAGAGCAATGAGAACAGGTATCCACAAACCAAACAAAAGAAAAGTCAAACCCACTATGGTTATGAGTTTGAGCAAATTCGCCTTGTCGATATGTACATCCCCAGAGTTCTTGGACTTGATGTTTCGGGTAGAGGACATTTAAGTAGTTTTCTAGTTGAGGTATTTCTAAGTTCCAATCGGTGACAGTTGCCTTTACTGAGGTAGTATATCCCTGCTCGTCACCTATTGACGATATCTTACTTACTATTTTATCACATGGACGTAGGTAAAAGGTCTCTGTCTTAATGTAACGTTGCATTATACTGTTCCAAGAATACACTTTCCATTGTATGTGCATCTACCTCCCAAGGTTCGTGCTCATACAGTGTATCTTTATTTACCTCTGATCCCATCCAACTGTTGATGACTCTAGTTGTGTATCTCTGTTGGTGCATACCACGAAGTCTCTGCTCCACGTGACGTAGTTCGTGAAACAAAGTAACTAGATAGTGTTCGTTATTCATACGATTGTCGAGTTCTATCTCAAAGTATCGTGGACGTGACAGTTGATCAATGGAATTACAAAAACCATCTGCCTTCTCGTGCCACGTTCTCCTGTCTATAATATGGATAAACGTGTTGAAGCGATTGAGTTTACGATGTTCCATGAACCATTCGACAGCGTGACGAGCGATCCGTTTGCGATTGCGATACCCGCCAAACGTAATGTGACTAGACATAGTTCAGTTCCCCAGTGTAGAAAATAGATAAAAGATGATATGAAAATGAGTTTTTCACGTGCTGATAATTTAGTGTCCATGTTGTTGTAATAGTATTTCAAGTTTAGCATAGGTTGCACCTCTGCCTTCTGCTTTAGTGTCATTCATCATTAAACTCATTAAGTAACGTAGTTCGTTACGTGATAGTGGTGATTTGTATCCGTTAGACATAGTTATATGGTCTGGTGTGATGATTACTTCCATATTATAGCAGGTAATGGGGTCGGTACGCTATCTATTCTGTCAGTTTGTAAACTGGCATAGTCCTCGTGTAATTCACACCCAATATAGTTACGATTGTGTTTCTTGGCAACCATAGCAGTTGTACCTGTGCCCATAAATGGATCGAGAATTATATCTCCCTCCTCACTTCCTGCTAGTATGCAGGGTTCTATGAGGTCAGGTGGAAACACTGCAAAGTGTGCTCCCTTATATGGTTTATTGGTTATGCTCCAGACAGATCGTTTATTTTTTGTTGTATATGATTTTGTAAGTCCCGAATGTGGTTGGAGTCCTGTTCCTGTGTTGTGGTATTTACCATCGGTTCTGTCTCTTGTTCCCCAGTCTTGCTTGACTGGTTCTTTGATTGCTTCGTTGTCATAGTAGTATCGTTTATTCTTTGATAACAAAAATAAGTATTCGTGTGACTTGGTGCACCTGTCACGTACTGACTCTGGCATAGGATTAGGTTTATGCCATATGATATCCTGACGTAGATACCATCCATCTGCTCTCAATGCAAATGCTAACATCCAAGGTATACCTATCAAGTCCTTCTCTTTTAAACCATCTAGTTTGTTACCTCTACGAGGGCAATCCTGTGGTTGATCACGATCCGTCTTAGATAGTGTCTGTTTAACAAGTGCTTGACCTTTGCCTGGTCTATAGTTATAGTAACTATCTCCTATATTTACCCACAATGTACCATCATCAGTGAGTACATCACGTACACTACGAAACACATCCACTAAATTCTCAATGAATTTCTCTGGTGTGTCCTCTTGTCCTATTTGATTTGCTTCACCACCATAGTCTCTCAACCCATAGTAAGGTGGAGATGTTACACACATACGTGCTTTTACATCGAGAGTCTTTAAAGTATCTCGACAGTCACCAAATAATATATTGTTAGTCATGTGGGTGCTTTAATCTATCCTCAACCCAATGATCTTCGTTTTGTATGTTTGCTGCTTTCACATATCTCATAATATGATCATCAATCTGTTTGTAGATAGGATGTAAATCCAAATCCATGTTAATATCGTGAGCAATCTGCGTCACCTGTGACTCTGTAAAACAGTGGTCTGGGTGCAGCAGATCGCAACAAGGAACTCTCTTCTCTATGAGTTCATTGAGATTCATACGAATCTCATAATCTCTGTATACTGGCATTAGATGTATTTGCTAGGTAGATGTGATCTGTCGTATAGATATCCTCCTGCCCAACAACAATTAACTGGGTTGAGAACATACTCACGATCTTTGATGATTCTTAAGTCAAATCTTACTGGGTTCTTACCTGTAAGAGTTGGTTTTTTATACCCTGCTGGCATATAAACCTGACCTGTCTTCTTATCTATGAAAGCGTGAATGGAACTGTCATAGTATCCTGCTTCCCTTGGATCTATTCTACCATACTTTGAATCATCTTGCCACTCTTGCATAACGATTCTGATATACTTACGTCCTGTGTATACTACGAACTTGTTTAGTTTTGCTGTTCCTGCAGCAATCTCTGCAAGTTGACTAGTATGATATGGAGAGTAGTGCATTTCGTCACGTAATGAACTCTCGTGTAGTCTGATTGAATCCTTTTTGTAATTCTCTGTTACTGCAGATGCCAACTGTTCTGCCCATTGTGCTACTCTTTCTTCTAGTGTTGAAGTGTTCTTCTCGATAGTAAGCATTGGTCTCCTTTGTTTATATACTCTATTATAGAGACAAAACTGCCTGACTAGGGGAACGTTGTGTAGCTTTCTTAGCTGGCACATCCAACTCTTCCATTATAATCTGCTTTGGTAACAGATCATAACAATAGTAACTACTACTGAATGTTATCTTATCGTTTGCTCTACCATCGGGACTAACAAACTTCATTCTCTTATCAAACATCAGTAACTGTAGATCTTTATCTTTGAAGAGTTGTTTAGGTGCTGAGTCATTCAACCACGTGTTAGTCATTATCAATGCGAATGGTTTATTGAATGATAGTGCTCTCTCAAAATACTTTCTCTTGTTAGTGAATGGTGGATTAGATACTATTATGTCCCACTCATCAGGTTCATAGTCAAAGAAGTCGTGACCTGTCCATTTATGTGACATTTCTACCTTGTTAGTCTTTGATATCTCTTTGACGAAGTGACTCTCAAATGTATCAAAAGGACACCATACAATAGCACCTTCTGGGATATACTTGAGTATTGGTGTTACTCCATACAAAGGTGTGTAGCACTCGTCATTGTTACCTGACGAGTACATTAGTTTACCACTATCTAATTCTTTCGCCATTTCCCTTTATCTCTTTTTGTGATACTGTGACACCAATTCTAGGGTCTTTTGCATTACTATTTTTCTTCTTAGGATACTGTGTCTTAATCTTAGGAAGTAAGATGTCTAATACCTTTTCGCCAGTAAGTTTCCACGCTTCAACTATTTTACCAGTATCAAAACGTGCATAATAATGATAGGGATACTTACCAATCTTATTCTCTATAATATATTTTTCTTGCTCTTCTAGTGTATCTTGAACACTAATACCATTGTAAGTTGCATTGATAGTTTTTGCAATGGTAGATTTATATTCTAAAGGTATATCGCCATCAAAAGCATCAGCACCAGAATAAGTAGTTGCTACTTGATGACCAAATTTGATTGCCATATAAATTTCTCTTGATCTAGCATATGAACCAGGATCACCCCACCCTTGTTCATCACATAGTTCAAACATTCTTTCAAATAGATGACAGTATTCTTGTTCTGGTGTCATTGTAGTTGTGTAATATACTATTATTATACTACAGATCTATACAATATGCTAGTGTGCAGTCAACAAACTGTCTACCAATCATCATCAAACTCCATCTCTTCTTCCTCTCCAAACCACTCATCATAATAATCATCATCCTCTTCATCCCATATGTTGAGATGATGATTCAGTGTATTAGTTCCACTCAAAGATTTGAATGCAATGGTAGAGTCACCATCATTCATACAAAATCCACGTTTCATCCACTCTGTTAGTTCGTGGTCTGGGTGTGATTCTATCATCAAATCTAATAACTCTTCAAACTTATCACGTTGTAATAGTTTGTATTGATGCCATGGGTGACCTATATTTCTCTGCCACACACCCTTGCCATCTTCGAGTTCCATCATCTGTCGAAAACCTCAATTCTCTTGGTTGCCCATTGTTGTCCTAAGTTTAGCACACTTTCTTCCATAGTGAAAGGTTCTTGTGTGAATTCTATCAATTGTCCTTTCTCTTTGAATATAAATGTATATCCTAAAGGATTACATCCACCTCTTGATTTAATTATACTACCTTCTTTAACCACAGTGCTACCATATGTACAATCTCTTGTTGGTATCAGATATGAATCAGTATACATTGGTTGGAAGACTGTGTTAACGTCTATGTTGTGTACTATACGTCTATAACATGGTATCTCTCCATCATTAGGATTGATACCCACACAGAGAGCACTTGCATTTTCGGTCAGTGATGTAAATCTAGTCAACCCTGACACTCTAAAATTACAGTATGAACCAGGTTTATATCGTAGATACTGTGGATGTCTTGCTGTCTCACTCATCCACATACCATCAGGAAACACCAGACACCTACTGTGTGCATAAAATTTAGTTATGAATTCATATGGGAACTCATTGTAGTTTGTGTGAACTTCTTTCAACAACCCTACGTGCTCATCAGTAATATATTCTTTCTTCTCTTCTGGGTCATCCCCAAAGAATTTAAAACCTTGTTTACATCCTCTATGATATAGTACGGTCAAATGATCTAGTTTATCATTGACTGTGTATTCACTCTTCATCTACTAACGATTTCAATAAGTCCTTCCTCTATTTGATTCATCCATGATGTAGTAAATTCTTTTACATCTGGTTCTTCCTTGGTAAACTCTACAATAACTGTGGGTTTATCAATTGTTATCTGCACACTATCTGGTTCAGACACTACAAATGGAAAGTGTTGGGTTAATTTAGTATTATGATACCATACATCATGCATTGGGACAAGTGTGTTGCCTACTGCCTGTGGAGTAAACACATCATTCTTCTTATAGAAATGTACTTTCCTTCCTGTAGTTGACAGGTCATCATATCCTGAGCAAGCAATCAAACCATTTGGTTCCAGTGATGTCAGTCTAGCGATGCCTGGCATACGCATATGAGTATGTGCACCATTGTGATATATTATGGAAAGGTGTGCTGGTTTCAGTGAGTCACTCTTCCAAGTGCTTCCGAATGTAACCGTTCGATAATGTATCTGGTTGTATATACCAATCTCTTCAATGACATCTTTCATAGCAGCAACCTTACCATCAGGATTTGCTTCTATATGTGCCTTGACTAGATCAGTTTGACTGTCCAATACATATTCCCTCTCAGGATCAGGGTCATTACCAAATATCTTTTTACCTTCTCTTGCCTTGTTACAACTAAAAACAGTCATACCAAACTGTGATATACTCTTACCAAAAGTATATTGTGCTATTCTATGATCAGGTGTATTTGCAAGTTGATACATTAGCTCTCTGAATTCATTGCAGCAGACATAGCCTCGAAGTCAGCATCGAAGTCATCTTCACTGTATATACTTGTTATAGTTGTTGCTGATAGTATTGGGTCTGTGTGTACTTCATTCTTCTTTGCCATGGTTTCTTTATGCTTCATAAAGTCTTCCATAGGAACTGACTGTTCGATACCTAACATACTACTCAATACTAATTGAGTAGATGACATATCACACTCTGCTAATCTACTTCTCGTAACTGCATTATATACTTGCTCTGCAATTTGAAACATCAGTGGTTCTTCTGTCTCTGGTTTCAATGAATCTAAATCCATTGCGAGAGGACCATACCACTCATCATCATTTAATGTGCCATCATTATAAAAGACACTAAACTCTCCTGTCTCTACGTCATAGTTCTTAACTACGAAAGTAGGAGCGACCTCTGAATCCAATCTAAATTGTGGATCTATATCTTGAATAGACATAATTTTTG